CCCTTGTGGTGCTCGCGCTTGCCTCGGTCCCAATCGCTCGTCAGGGTGATCTTCCCAACCCTGTTGTCGATGAGGAAGACCTTGCGCCGGAACGTCTCATTCATCGAGTCGCCACCGAGAACATTACAGTCATCAAACAGCACTCGCGAATCGAACAAACTCCAGAAACCCGGAGTGGTGTCTCCCGCAATGACGCCAGTATCGTTGTCGGTGACTTGGAACTCTACTCGGAACGTCTCCAGGTTGTTGATCGCGCGCGAGGCAGATACCGCACTGCGAATCACCGCGGTGCGCAGAGGCATGATTGGGGTGCCCGCCGGATAGGCATTGATCGACGGATCCCCAGCACTGATGAGGGTGGGCGTAACCGCTGTGATGTTGATCACGTCGAACACGACGTTGTCCGTGATGATGACCGCTAGCCCACCCACGCGCAGGTCTACGTCGTCGGCTCCGGCTACGGGGTAGCTTGTAGCCGCCGCACTGACGGCGGAGGTGAGCACCAGCTTCTCGTGCCAGACCGGGAAGCCAAACAGGTTGTCCATCCAGTCGAACAGCAGAGCTTGCATCCGCTGTCGCTCGTTGGTCTCAAGCCGATACTCGACTTTGAATGCCTGTCGCGGGTTCTTTCGGAGAGCGATGCGCTGTTCAACCCCGTTGACCGCGCTGATGATGTCCGTGAGGAATCCCAACGTCTCAACGACCGGCGCCTCATACTTGAACGGAATCAGAACGACCCGAGTGCCGGAGACAAGCAGCACAGGATCATTGGCGGGGGAGACGTAGTTGAAGATGAGATCGGAGTCAAAGAAGGGCAGACCGTCAGGCTGAGCATTGACGGTGACCTTGACCAGCGTCCCCAGGCCCGTCCCGGTGTCGTTGGGGGTCGACGTAGCCGACAGGAGCGATGACTGCCTCTGGTGAGTGAGCGGCGGAGCGATCTCGGGAACAGTAACGCCAGGAGCAGCGTTGTTGATGATCGCGGACAGATCATGGCTTGTCTCGCGATGCGCATTGTAGATTTCGAATTCTTCGGTCACCAGCGTGATGATGTTCCCGAACAACACCTTGGTCCGCGGGAGAATGTGAATGAGCTCGAAGAAACCGCCAGGGGTGTTGTCGAAGGTCGCGCCCGGGTAAGCAACCTGTGCTGGAGGGGAATCCGCCGGCTTGACGTTGTCCGTGTAGCCGCCGAGCAGTCCCAGGGTTTCCGCGTTGATGTGCGGTGAGGGTTGGCCCCCGCCTTGCGCAGTAGCGTCCTGACCGTTGGTCCACTGCGAGAACATGATCTTGCCGGCAGTTGTGCCCGGCAAGAACGGACCGTCACCAAGCTCGGGAGTGAAGGCAGGAACCAGCCCTGGGTATGCTGTCCCCGCCATCAGTTCTCCTTATACATGATTCCTTGCCAACCCGTGGTGTTGGTCAACGAGCCTGATTCACCCTTCGTTCGGGTCGGGAAGATGTGCCACGTGTCCCCCGCGATATCGACCGTGTCTTGAGACGAGAAGTTGGCGAGACTGATTCCACGCACGCCCTTCATCTGTCCCAGCATGTAGAAGGTGTCTGTGTCGTTGCGGTCGGAATTGACGGTCACGATCGGGTAGGCCGAGATCAGTCCTTGGGTCACAGTGCCGCGGAACTGTCCGAGCATCTTTGCGAACTGTCCCGCGCGGAAGCCACCAACGCACTGGATGCGATCGACCGGGGCGGCTTGGCGATCCTGCCCGAGGAGCCAATTGTTGCCTCCGGTTCCGCCGGCTATGTTCGCAAGGTGAACTGCCCACAGCCCGTTCGCGGGGCTGGCCGGGATGTCTTCGACCTGGATGGTTGCGTTCCAGAGTTCCGAGTCGAAGCCCGAGCCGTCGGTGCTAATGCCATCCAGCAGGGTGGTAGAGCGAGTCTGGATTGCTACGCTACTGGCGGCGCCGCCTTGGAAGCGGTAGCCGTAGGCATACTGGCCTCCCGTCCAGTCGTTGAACTTCTCCAGGATGCCCCACCCAAAGTGAACATAGGTGTCCGCCGTGTCCTCAACTACAATGTGGACATAGACGTCGTCAACGTCTACGTCCCCGACGAAACACCAATACTGGACCGGCGTGTTGGTGATCGGCACGCTCCGAGCCGCCGCGAGACTCGCGTTGCTGGTGCTCGCCGCCCCATTGCCGCTGTCCCCGTCCTGGTCGAATGGAACGGTCCCGCTGCCGCTGTTGTAGTTGCCGGCGCCCAGGCCGGTGTGGTAGTTGTAGATGCCGAGGGAACTTGGGGTGCCGGTGTCCCACTGGAATGCTACCTCGCAAGACTCGCCCAGCCCATCGTCCTGACTGACCGCCCATTCGCCGCTGCCCGGCACATGACGGTCGGGCGTTCCAGCTTGGCCCCACTTCGGATCACCCGCGCCGGTGCCCATCAGAAACGTATTGATCTTGCTGATCAAGTCCGCGAGGCTAGACGTGGTCTGAGAATCAAACAGAGCCATTCAGACATCCTCCAGCACTGCGATGAATTGGTAACGGTCCGTGTGGACATGGTTGTGGAAGATGCGATAGCGGTCGGTGCCGATCGTGATGAAGTCCTCAGAGAAGTTCGTGATTGCCGCCCCGGCCGCGTCCGTGTTGTAGATCCAGAACGCCCCGCGGATGTTGCCACGCACAAAGTCGCTGATTCCGTTCGGGTTGCTCGCCGAGTTGTAGGACACGATGGTCAGAGGCCAGAGGTAGTATTCAGGTGTTGTGCCCGGGACGAGTTGGAACAGGATCGTGGATGAGGTCCGATCGCGCTTGATGGAGGTTGTGCTGACCCGGAAGTTCGACCAGATCACGATGTATTCAGCATCACCGCCCGAGCTGAAGTCTCGCACCTCCCCAAACGGCATCACGCAGTTCTCTTCGATCGCGGGTGCGCCCGCCGCATCATCGTTCTTCAGCGTGATCCAGTCGCTCGTCTCCGTCCGGTAGATCCAGGCAGGACCCGCATTTGTCGATTGGGCGCGTTGTTCCGCCAACCCGGTGATGTCGAGATTCGACAGGGCCGGATCAGCATCAGGGAGCCGGCAACTGGCCGACACCAGAGCGGGGTAGGGGTTCTCCGTCTCCGTCCCTAGCGCATCGTGGAAACCGGCATAGGCTGAACCGTATCGTCCATTGTCGGTCGTCGCGGTGGGGTTCTCGTTGGTCACAATCAGGAAGTGAAGATCACTTGCCTGGATCCAGAAGTCAGAGTCATTCGCCACGTTCTGCGCAAACAGAATGTAGCTCCCGCTCGTGTTGAAGACGGGGCCAGCGCTAATTCCGGGGCTCCGTCCGGTCTGGTTCTCGATCGTCAGAGACGGGTTGTGCGACGTGCTCATGTTGAGCAGAACGAAGTAGCGATCATCAACACCGCTCTCCTCCTGTCCCGTCATGATGAAGACGTATGGCTTGTTCGTGCGGGCGCCCGCATCGCCCACCAGCCGCACGTCCTTGTCCAGGTCGTCGGTCGCAGTGCCTGCCGTGAAGTTGTTCAGGTTCGCACTGTTGCTGCCGTCATCATCGACGGTCCAGCCCGTCTCAGCGTAGGTGACGTCCACGGTCGCGTTGCCGTTGCCCCCGCCTGTCGTTGACAGGGCAGTTGTTCCCGGGACACCCGTCATCGTGACGTCGATCTGGAGCACATCATCGCCCCCGAAACCGGCAGGACCAATGCCGCGAGTCGCGTTGTCAGATGCGCCGGGGGCAACGGAGTAGGCTCCCCCCGTCTCGAACAACGCGACGGTCGCCGGAATCCCGGCGGGGGCGGTGAGCACTTCCACTTTGCACTTCTCGCGACTCGTTCCGCCGAGCACCTCAACAATATCATTGTCAGCGTAGCCGGTGCCGGCCGCAGCACCAATCCCCACCGTGGCAACCCTGTTCCGGTAGGCACCATTGCTGAGGATCCGCAAACCACCCGCGTCGATGACGCCGCCAGTCTCGGCGGTCACTTCGAACCGCGCGTGGAGGAACGCGCCGTTGGGGTCGTCGAGCGTCAACACTTCGCCCACGGCGTAGCCGGTGCCGCCGCTGTTGCGGTCCACGGTATCCACGTGTTGTGACGTGAGTAGCGCTACCAGCTTGGTGGCGAAGTCGCGATTGCTTGTTGCTCGGTCGGTGCCCGACCCTACCTCAGATTGCCACGTCATCGAATCACCTGGCTCACTCGTTGTTTGTTGCGGGCCAAAATGTTGAGGATCGCTTCGTCGGCCGCTCCCGAGTTCAATGCGTCCGGGACCATCTCGGGGTCATCCACGTTGACAACTTGGACATTCACTTGCGGCGGTTCTTGCGCAGTTGCGGCGGGCGTGACTTCACCGGTGCGACCCGGCGTAAACAGCTCTGGCCCCGCCTCGCCCACGACAAAGGACCGGTTGGGCTGGGTGGTTCCGCCGTGTTGGAGTCCGAACGGAGGCAAGGGCGGCGCAGCGGCCGTTGACGCAGGCAAGAAGGCACTGATGGCCTGGACAACCAAGAGCCGGGTGATGATTCGCGCCAGATCGTCCAACACAGCACTCGCGAATGCCTTGATCTCAAGCTGGCCCGTGCGAGCGAACTCGGTGATTGCGTCAGTGGCCGCGTCCGCAAACAGGTTCACGATGTCCTCGGCCACTGACGCCAGGTCTTCCGCCTCCTGGCGTATCTTGATGAAGGCTCGTTCAAAACCCGCCTCCATCGTGTTGCTGGCCTCAAGCGACTTCAGCTCAAGCTCTTCAAAGGCGCGACCGAACTGCTGGAGATCGATCTCGCCATCTACGAACCGCTGGCGCAGGATATCTTGCTGCTCAGCGAGATCGCGAGTGAGGTTCACCCGCTTGAGGAGCGCATCCACTGCCTTGATGTTCGCTTCACTGAACTTGCGTGCGTCATCGGCGTTTCCTCCGCCCCCTTCCCCCAGCCCGAGTCGAGCCGCCTCACGCTCCGCAGCTTCCCGCTTCTCCCGGTCCGCGCGCTCGACGGCGCGACGTTCCGCCCGGTCGAAGATGCCGCCGACAAGGTCCTGGGCTCCCGTCGTCTCAGTGAATCCTCGCTGGAATTCATTCGCCACGATCTTTCCTAGATCCCGAGCGTCCCTGCTGATTTCAACTACAGGAAGGAGCTCAACCCCTTGCAGTTTCGCTTGGACTCCAGCCACCTCAGCAGGAATGTCTTTGATACCCAACGCAATCAGCTTCACTGCGTTAGCAGCATTGTCCGCTTGTTGGGTTGCTGCTTCAAGACTTCCAGAGAGCAGTGATCCTAATGCGCCGGCAGACGCGGCGATCGCGTTATTGATGTTCGTGAACGTCCGACGAAGAACGTTGCCAATCGTCGTGACAACAGCCAGGACAAAGTCGAGCACCGCTTCCAAGCCATCTCTGAAGCCCTTGAGGATGAGTTGCCCGCCCACCTTTGCGCTCGGGCCGAGGCTATCAAACAGAACACCAATGACGTTGAAGGCCCCAACAAAGAAACCAACCATGCCGTCAGTCGTGCGGGCAGCAAAGTCTAGGATGCCTCTGAAACTGAACTCGAAGTCGATTCCGATTGAAGAGGCGAACTCTTCGAACTGCTTGCCTGCTTCCTGAACCGCCGCGAAAATGGTCTTGAACGTTTCGACCGCTACATCACTGATTGTCGCAATACCTTCGGAGCTGGCTGCAACTTGATCACCAAAGCCAATGAGGGCTCCGATGGCGAGCGCGATCACCGCCGGGATTGCTGTGAGCGGATTCGCGAAAATCGCAACAGCCAATCGAGCGAGGCCGGCGATCGCAGCATTGATCCCGCGAGACACAAAAGCAACCGCGAGCGCGGTCCCCGCCGCGATAGCGCCTCGCGCGAACTGTTCAATGTTCTGTGCGAGAATGATCAGCGACCGAGCCAGGAACTCGCTGATACCGACCGCCTTGTCTGAGGTGCCGACGAATTCGAGGATGGAGTTGCTGACCACCTGGAAGGCTTGGCCGATGGTCGGAATGGTCTGAGCGAAGGCTGTATCCAACTCCTCGGCCGCATTCCCCAACGCATTGAACACGATGTCCGCTGTGATCTTGCCTTCAGCACCCAGCTCACGCAGCTTGCCAATGGCCCCTTCGGACAGTGCCTCGAATTCCTTCCCCCCGAGCGAGGTCCCGAGTTCCTTCGCGATGAGCCGCGCAACGAAGGGCAGTTGCTCCAACACCGACCGCAGCTCATCACCTCGGAGCGCTCCAGACGCAAGACCCTGGCTCAGCTGAATGATCGCGTTGCGCGCCTCAACCGCGCTCGCGCCCGACAGAATGATGGCTTGGTTCAGAGACTTGGTGAAGCGAATCAGCTCGGCTTGAGACCGCCCAAGCTCCGTAGACGTGAGCGCCAAGCGAGCGTAGATCAGCGCCGTCGCCTTGAATGAGCCGCGAGTCTCCTGGGAGACCTTGAACAGCTCTGACGTGACGGCTACCAACTCCGCTTCGGAACTGGTCACGAACCGGATGCGGTTCTCAAGCTCAACAAACTGGTTCGTCAGGAGCACCAATTGACGAATGGCCGCCCCGAACGCTACGAAGCGGAAGAGACTGCCCAACGACCCGCGGACGGCGTCTGCTCGATTCTGGACACGCGTCAACCCCTTCTCGACGGCACGAAGACCCTTCGGCGCACGCCTCGGATCAACAATCACATCGATGCGGAAGTCAACCATGAATCATCGCTGCTTGGCGCGGCTTTGACGTCGTGTCTGCTCTGTCTTCCGTTCTTGGTTGTCGCGAAGCCAAGCCAGGTAGACCTCGTCTAGCTCGCGAAGGACAACCTCGAAGACCTTGATCATACGACGATCCAACCGGCGGCGCTCGCCGTATTCAACTACCCGATTCCAAGGGATCGGGCCGATGGAGTAGCCGAACTGTCGACAACTTGAAAGCTCCCAGAAAGCCGTGAGGTAGAATTCATCCCCACGAATCAGCTGGGGTTGATCTCGATACCAGGCTGGGACACCTCCAGGTTTGTTCTTGCCGCCGGAGCTTTGGGCGTATTGGCCCGACTCCACCACCCAGCCGTCCCTCGAATGACGCAAGTCAAACAAGAGACGGCTTTTCAGTTTTCCGCAAGCTCGACCGGATCGGGCGTCGCGTCTTCGTAGTCCAGGAACCGCTCAGGCGTGGACGCGAAGTTGCGCACGCGGTCGAACAGCCAAGCAGGCAGCTTCGTGAAGAACTCCACCACGTTGTCCCGCGTCGGTTCAACCGGCTGGTCGTTCGTATCCAGCACACCTTCCCACTTCACGAAGACGTGCTTGGGAAACAACACTCGATCCTCATCGCGGTTCTGCGCGGAGTCTTCGACCGTCATGCGATCGGTCCGGACCATCCGACGAACTCGGCCACCTGACTTTCGCAGCATGGCGTTGAAGTAGCTCGGATTGTCGTCGGTCGCGAGCTTGAGGAGGAGTCGCGCCTTGGGGGCGAGCTCAGGAAGTTCGCACCAGGCGGTTGCCTGGCTAACTTCCAGATTGGCGAAGTCAAACATGTTGGTTTCTCAGGTTTCTAGGGCAACAAGCTCAGGCGAACGGAACACTAGCAAACATGCTGATGCCCAGATCATACCCGAACGTGTTGCTGGTGAAAGACGCGCCGCTGATGTTCACAAGCACCGATGCGTCTTGAGGGAACTCTCGGGCGCCGTCGCCAAAGGTGAGTTCCGGAATGTCGAGACAGATCGCTCCGTTGTCGTTGCGGAAGATGGCCTGGAACGTCACAGTGGTGTTGTTCTTGATCGCGTTGATGATCGCCTTGTCGGTGAACAACATCTGACCTTCCATGTTCACTTCGAACAGGCCAGAGTTGACAAACCGCGCACCCAGCGTTCCCAAGCACTTCTCGGGCGAGACATTGTTCAGGATCGTCAAGGTCAGCGACTTGAAGCAGACATCACTGACGGCGGACACCACATCGGTCGTGAGGCTGATCAAGTCACTCGACGTGTTGATTGCCGTCGTCCGGAGCGGACTGATCGCTGCGGCCGCATTCGTCTTGCGGACGGCCGTGACGTCATCAGCGTTCGTGCCGATGAAACCAAAGTTGACGGTCGCCTTGTCGGTGAGCGGGAAGTTGAGCGCGATCTCGTTCGCAAAGTTGCCGATCGCATACTCATACTCATCAACGCCCACCCCGCCCAGATCCGGATAGGCCACCTCAAACTGGTAGGTGCGCTCCAGGAACCGGTTGTCGTCCGCGTCGCTCGTCACTTGAACGTTCCGAGCGAACGTGCCGAACATGACGTCAGCAACGCCATCGCCCGTGTTGTTGGCGTCCGCCAGAAGGCTCGTCCCCATCTTGTCGAGGGTCAGGACGTTCGCGTTGATCGCAGTGACTCGGGCGTAGCCGAAGGTGTCATCTTCAGCCGCGTCACTCAAAGCATTCTGCAGGACCCCGTTCGCATCAGCACTGCCGATGTGGATCTCTTGCCCGACCTGGATTCCGAGCGTGGCCCAATCCGCGATGTCGGCTGCTGAAGTGAGCAAGCCAGTAGCGAACGTGAAGCTCAAGTCGCCATCCGTCACCCGGATGCCTGCCAACTCTACCAGAGCGTTGGCTGGTGCGGTCTCAATCGCGAGACCCGCGACAATCACTTCGACATCAGCAGCGCCAAGCTCCGCGGTCAACGGCTTCAAGCCATTGTTTCCCGCGATCAAATATCCTTGAGCGAAAAACAACGACGCTTGCGCCAACGTGACCCACTGTGCCTTGCCCGCGAGCAACGTGCCGTTGGTGAACGTGCTGAGGGCCGCACCCAACGCATAGCCGGTCGCAGTCACGTCGAGCGCCGCCCCAACCAACTTCGGTTCCGTCAGATCGAACTCGACATTGGCGAGCTCAGCGAAGACGAAACCTTCAACGAAGTCGGTGAAGGCTGAGACGGTCAAGTCTGTGTCAAACTCGACCGTGCTGTCCAGGTCGGTGACCGTGCCCTTGGAGCGTCCTCGATCCTCACTGATCGGTCGGCGCGTGACCGTGGTGATCTGAGCGCCGTAGGCTCCAATGTTCTCGAACTCCGAAATCTTCCACTCTGGTGAGCCGGGCAGCACACCAATCGAAGACTCGATTGCGAAACGCAGACTGGTGTTGTTAGTGTTGACGCGCGTCATTGCTCACTTCCGTTCGTCGTATTGGAAGACTGCTTCCACGTTGAATTGATACCAACCCTCATCCGGGCCGATCTCGCGCACGATGACATCATTGAATCGGATCGCGTTGCTACTCAACGTGACCCCCTCGAAAATGTCGCGTGCGGTCTGGGCCAGCGTGTCTGCTTCTTCGACACCTTCGTTGAGCGGGGTAAAGACCTGGACCGTCAAACGGCCGGTGCGCTGATACTTGTTGAAGCCACCCGCCTGCGTGCCTCCAATCAGCTCCAGCGTCGAATCATCGTGACGGACGGTGACGCGCACCCAAGCTGTCTTGGTTGGCGGCGTGAACTTCTCATTGTCGAACGTGAAAGGACTCGTGGTGCCCCAGAGGTCGATGAACCTCTGATACATGTCGCGTCGAGCTTGAACAAGGGTGACCATCAAACCCCTCTGAGCCCAGCTGCCAGATCCCTTCGGATTGCTTTCACGATCGCGTTCTGGACGAAACCACGAGGTGCTTGGCGACTCGTTCCCTCATTCAACTTCAGAATGTAGGGCACATTGTTGGTGATGTGGACCGGTCCTTGCTTGGTGGTGTAGCTGATCGCGACTTTCGCAACGCCGGCATCCTGTTCTGCGGTGCTCGCCGTGGCCGCAGCTTCAGCTTGGGCGCGTGTGCCAGCGGTCCCGTCGCGACGGGCGCCGATATTCGGGACCCAATTGGCTCGTGCCCATCCCGTATCGACCGGCGTGCCATAACCTGTATTCGGGGCAGATTTGAGATTGGCAACAATGTCCAGCGTGATCTTCTTGATCACCTGGTCCAGGAACCGTTCTAGGGCTTTCACCACAACGCGGATCCTTCGTGTCGCCAACCTTCACCCCTTCAACAGCGCTTGGGCCTGCTTCTTGCCACGCACCCGGTGCTCAGTGCCGTCCGGCAGCGTGACTTGATACCAACCTCCGCCGATGACGGAGATCGATCCAGCGAGCACCTCTTCAGCTTGAGGCTTCTCAATCGCCCACTCCTTCAGACCGACCGCACGTGCGTTCCACCAGGTGCGGAGCTTGCGGATGCCCAGCTGGTCCCGGAGCTTCTCGGTGACCGGGTCACCCGGGTTCACCCACGGCTTCTTGGGGTCGAGCCCGAGCTTCAACCGCCGCGTGAAGACCAACTCAGCGTCTGGGCTCCACTTCTCGCGCCAGTGGCGCACATGGCGCCGGTATTGTTTGGCCTTGACCATCACTGCCTCTTGGGCGGACGCCAACGCGCCCGCCCCTACCGGTCACGAAACGGCGGTCAGGAAGAAGTAGCCGAGCTCAGCCGAGACCAGCTTGTGGTCAAAGGCCATCTCGATCTCGACTCGATCCGACTCCAGGTGCTCCATCCGCATCCGCTTGATCCGGGTTCCGAGCGCTCCCGCGCCGAGGAATCCAGTCCAGCTGAACGTGTAGCCAGACGCCGGGACCATGATGCCCGGTGACGGGGGCGTGAAGAGCAACAGGGCGTGCTTGCCAGCAATGAAGGCGTGCACGTTGGCCGCGCCCTCCGCTGCGGTGTTCTCGATCGAATCCATCACCAGGATCTCATCGAGTTCGAACAACGCCGCGATGTTGGCGCGCAACACCAGCGCGGTGCCCGCCGTCTGTCCGCGGTCGATTCGACCGATGATGTCCGGGTGGTCGACCAGCGCATCGTAGACCGGACGGCTGACAACCATCCGGTTCGGGCGCCGGCCAGTCAACTCCTGGACCGTCCGAATGCCCAACCGGACGTCCTCGATGGGAGTGGACGCGGCTTCATCCCATCGCTGGAACTGACCGCCGGCCGGAGCGCCGGCTACGCCGGTGACTTCGGTCGTCCAAATGCCCGTGACGAAGAACTGGCTTGTCCAATTCTTCTCCTTGCTGATGAGGGCCTGCAGCGTCAGGAACTCCGTTGCCTCCCGATCCGGCGCAATCGGCGTATCCGCATTCGACCGGAGCTGATCCGCAATGTCTTTGTGGAGCGCCCAAACGTGGGTCCGGTAGCTCTCCGTGCTGACCGCGTAGCTCGCGCCAGCCGACTCGGTGCCCGGTGCCCTCTTCTGCATCTCGTCGCGGAAGAAGTAGCCGCGATCATACGTGAAATACAGATCGCTCTGCTTGGCCACCGGCACGTTCGAGAAAGCTCGATCGGCCACAAACACGTCTTGCGACTGCATGAACGCAAGACTGATGTTGGTGAGCGGCCGATTGACATGAACGTCGGACCGCCCTGGCTGAATGTAAGGCATGTTGGTTCCTCGTTGTCAGATCAGGCGACCTGATCCAGGTCCTGGATGAATTGGATTTCGATGATCTCACCGGCTCCGCCAGCTGCCGTCTGAGCAATGCCCGCGGTGTAGTTGCCTACGCCGGTGCTGGCCGTGATCACTCGACCAACATTGTCGCTGGCGACAGTGTCTCCCGCCGTGACGGCGGCACCCGCTTCCACCTTGACGATGGTGCCGTTGGGAATGACCATGGGGAACACGTCTTCGTCGGTAGGAACGGACTCGGCAGCAATGCCGTCCATCCGCTCGTCCGCGCCACTGACGTGGTCATACTTGCCATCACCCGCGGCGTCACGCACGACGAACCGATAGATGGTGACCGCTGACCCCGCGACCGCATTGATGGTCTTGACTGCTTGGTAAGTGCTCATGATGTTGGTTCCTCGGAAAGGAGTGAACCCGAAGGCTCAGCTCAATTGCCCCTCCAAGCTCTTGGTGTAAAGGGCAGTGCCCTCCGGAGTGGCCAATGCCTTGACGTAGGCTTGCTCATGCGTGATCTTGTCACGCTCGGCAATCGTCTTCGCCATGACGTCCAATTCGTCCAGCTCACCGCTGTCCGCAGACGGACCTTCGGAAGTCCCCACGGTGCCGAAGGCCGGAGCCAACCGATCGTTCTGCGCCTTCAGCGCGGTCATCGCCACCGCCTGCTCGTCTTCCGGCAAGCTGTCGATCGCCTTGAGCAACGCGACCCGAGCGCCGTCCTTGTCGGGGATGTGCTTCAGCTCGGTCGCCCGCTTCTCCAGGTCGCCCTTCTTCGCCTTCTCCTCGAACTCCAGACGCTTCTTCTTCTCCTTGTCGGTGGTCTTCGCGAGCTCAACCAGGCGCGGGTCGTCGTTCTTGCGATACACCGCACCGTCGGTCGCCTTGTAGACGACCTTGTTGGCGTCGCTCACGGCCTGGACCGCTTCGTCGCGAGCGTCCGAGTCCAGCTTGAGGAACTCGTCTGACGCATCCCCCTTCAACGACTTGAAGTGCGTGCGGTGCTCGTCGGAAAGCTCGGCGACATGCTCGGCACGCTCCGCGCGCTTCGTCATCTTCGCCAACTCTTCGTCGTGTAGCTTCTTGGCCGCCGTCAGTTCGTCAGCAGCCTTGGGTTCCGTCTGAGGCATCTTTGGTCCCTCTGGAGGCCGATTAGCGGCCGACTTGCTCGCTGTTTTCTTGTCCCCGCCAGCGGCGAGCTTGTCACCGTCAGGGTCATCCTTTTTGTCGCGCTTCATGATGACCATCCGCGCAGGAATCTGCGCAGGACGATCAACAGCGCTGATCTCGTCAATGGTGAAGTCCGTCATGATCGTCTTCACAACGTTGCCGTTCGCATCGATCATGCTAACACCTCCAATGCGCCGTAGGCTCCACCGATGCTGAACCCGGTGTAAGTGCCATCCACGAACTTCTCCAGCACGCTGGGCTCAGGCTTCATTGCGATGAGCAAACCCGTCTTGGGGCTCTGGATATCAAGCGCTTTCGCAATATCCGTGGTGAGGGGAAAAGCGAAGACAACAGACCCTGCTTGGGTCTTGTGCATGTCTTTCGCCGTTCGGCTAGTCTCCATGAACTCGGTCGCAGCCTTGAGCATGTCGCCCTCGGGGATGTGATCTCCCTGGACGTCAAAGTAGGGCTCACCGTCCACAGTAGAAACGACCGCAAAGCCGAAGACAAGCCCCAAGTTGGAATCCACCTTCACAACTTGTGCTTCAGAGGTTGCGAACTTCTTGATTCCCTTTACCGTGGTCGTCATAGTGTTTCCAATCCCTCAAATGCCGTGATTCGCGTGCCTACTGCGCAGCGGCACTCGATTGTGTCCGATGCGGGCGCGCGAGGATCGCCGGGGAACATCAGTTGATTGCCATCCCCGCTGAGAAAGGGTTCAAGCACACCGCGCTTCTGGCCGTGCATGAACCGGTGACTTGAACGCACCCGCTCGTCCCGCGCCGTGTTCCACTCGCGGGCCAATGTATCTGGGTTGAGCTCACCGTTCTCAATCGCCTGGAGATACATCTCATGCGCGCCAGCATGAACCGAACGCAAAGCCTCCGTGCGCGCGATCGTCTCCGATCGAAAAATGAGCATGCGCTGGCGGTATCGCTCCGTCATCCGGTCAACCTGCGATCGAGTCAAGGGCCGATCGTTCGCAATGGCGCGCTCGACCGTGGGATCAAATCGCCGGTCCCGCAGCTGGCGCCGCAGCGCATCACGGTCCAGGTCTTCAAGCGCTCTGCGATAGTTGGAGACCGCACGCTCCTGATTCGCCGTGAGGCCAATCGACTCCCGAAAACGTCGCGCGATCTCCCTTGGGTTGAGCCCTTCTGTGATCCCCTCAATCAGTGCCTGCCGCGCAGCATCACGCTGTTGCTGCGTGAAACCTTGAATCAACCTCAACTGATTCTCGCGCATCGCTGCGACAGCACGGAAATTGGTTTGATCAAAACCGATGATGATCTCACCCAGCGCCTCGCCGATAGCATCCGCGGTGTCCGACGCTGCTGCCACGAAGGCTTCTGTGGCCGACGTGCTCAACATCGTCGGGGCACCACGCAACGCTGCCGCCAACGCACCTTCGAAGTCCCCTCGCTCCAAGCGGATCGTGAGCTGCGCCAACGTCGTCGCCGACGTGATGAGCGCAACCATGCTCAAGAAAGCATCCCTGATCTTGGGCTCCTGCTGATCCAGGAGTCTCTCAATCCGACTTGGGGGGTCGAAAGCCATCAAGCAGCTCGAACAGAACAGGTGTAGGTAGCGGCAGCCGGGTCTCGGTCTATCACCTCGATGTCGTAGACCGTGCCCTCAATCGTGATTGTATCGCCCACCACAGGGACAGTTGCGCCGCCGTTGATCGTGTCGCCGATCAGCACCACGATCTTTGTGCCATCATCAACCAGACTACCGGACAGGTCCCGCTGGGCCTGGCTATCGATGAACCCCCGACAGGCAAAGTTCTGCTCTGTCGGGTTGGTGCCACCAGTCGGGTCGCCTGTGGTTCGCGTTCCTGGCGTAGATCGCGTCAACGTAGCGGCGAGCACTCCGGGACCAATGTTGTCCCGGATGATGCCGCTGATGTCAACTCCGAAGAGGGGATTGCCCATGGCTCACGTGATGCCGCCTCCGTGTGCCGTCAAAGCGAATGCGGTGCCGTCATGCGTGAAGTCAGCCCACTCGTTGACCGCCAGAACCTTCAACGGACCAGTCCCGACATCCAGGTTGAATGCGCCCGTGGCCGACGCCGCGCGAGTGACCCGGATGCTCACGCCCGCACGTCCCGTCGGCAATGTGACAGCTCGATCGGCCGTGATGACGCCCGTCCAAATGAGGATGGAACCATCTTCCAGTTCCGGATCGAGAACCAGAGCGGCATCAGCCGTCTGGAGGACAACACGTCGATTCTTCTCAGCAACCGGACGTTGAAACTTTGTCAAGCCCATGGGGAGTTTCCTTGTTGGAGGTTAGCGTGACCCGCCCGCGCCTTCGCAGGGGCAGGGGTTGTGATGATAGGCAATTCCGCAATGTCGCGGCTCAGATTTTTCCTTCTTCAGCACGGTGAAGCCCGTGCGGTCAGTGTCTTCTTCGAGGGTTGCTGCGACCTCATACTGATCCGTGACATCCAGCAGCTCGCCGTCTCCGCCGAGCGTCGTCACTTTGAAGCGCTGGTCACCGTCCTCAGTTTCCCAGATGGTGATATGTATCTGGATCACGGGTAGCCCTCCACCCGGGTGAAGTCAGTCGGACAGAAAGCGGACTCACCGTCCACTCCCGAAGCAAAGCCCAGACTGGTTACCTGGTCGAAGAAACATTTGACGTAGTCATGCGCGACCTGCGGCAACCGCGTGTCGTTCGGCGACCCCAGCGTGGCCGAGAAGAAAGTCACTTCCGCCGACCCCGCCTTGGCCTTCTTCACGTTGCTGCCGGTTCCCGTCCCCGCCGCAGCGTTGTTGTCAGCCAGGATCGCGCCAGCCAACCAGAACTCAGCGTCGGCAAGTGCGTCCGGCGTAGTGCCGTTCGGGATGGACTCACTGTAGCACGTCGCTCCGTCTCGCGGCCACTCACGCGGCTGGTTGTCTACGGTCTTCGTCCCGGAGAAGACAGGACCCACCCCCCGATCAATCCAGTCCGCCGCCATGACCAGGGACCGGAGCTTGTCCGAGCTTCCTGCCGTTGCCCAAGCATTCTTCCCTGTGCCGAGCTGCGCGTTGAAGAACGTGGTGGCATCAGCCAGCGCGTCAGCGGTCTTCGCATAGACACTGAACGTGTCCGCACCAATCGTGACTGTTGCGATGGTTCCCATGTGCGTCTACTTCGTGATGTCTTGCTTGAACTCGAACATGCCCTTGGCCACACTACGGATCGCGCCGGAACCGTCGGTCTGTTGAAGGTCGAAGAAGTATTCAGCAGGAGTTTGATCGGCTTCGCTCGGGGTCATCGCAAACTGAACGATGCCGACCAGAGGGAAGGTGAGCGTGCCGGTCAACGCAAACAGGTTCTGTAGCGCATCAACCGGATTCTCCTGCGGATCAACCGTCAGGATGTAGGAAAACCCAGTGATGTCAATCGGATCGCCTGTGACCGCGTCCTTGATCGTGAACGTCCAGGGGGTCGTGTCTCCGCGAGAGATGCAGATGTCAACCGCTTCGGGACACAGATTCAGTAGTTCAGCCATCAGA